ATTTGGTATTACAACAGTATAGAATTTCTTGGCTATTTGCCTTTCGAATTAAGAGACGAATACCCAGTCAATTGCAAACCTCTAAATCCTTGGGAATACGACTACTACCGTCAGCATGGGATAACCTCAGAAGATTTGCAGAATTTATTCAATAATGATTGATATTTAAAAATAAAATAGTATATTTGTATAACGAAAATAAATACATTATTTATATGAAAAAAGAAATAGTAAAACTCAAAGAGGGTAACTCGGTAATTTACCAAGACAAAACCCTAATGGAAAAGGCAAACGTAGTATCTATCGATAAAAAGAATGGTACTGCAATATTATCTAACAAGGTAATAATCACTAGAACAACAAATCTAGAGGGTCAATTTACTCGATTAGATGGGAAAGGTAATGCAATAATCCTACCTTGTACTCCAGAGAATGAACAGAAGTACAATGCCTTTGTTGCATACCATCAATCCAAGAAATCCTTAGAGGCAATCAAAAAATGGTTAGACGATAATGGGAAACATAAGGATGATGAAACCTTTGAGAAAGTGATAACCTTAGATAAGAAACTTAAGAAACTAATCGAAAAACTTAATGAATAGTACTTGGATAATATTAGGCATAATCTATGGGATATGCCTAATCCCCTCTATATTTCTAACCAAGCTGTTATGTCAAGAAATTAGGATGCTAAGACCTCACCTATTATTTCTTACAATCTGGTTAGTATTACCTTTATTTCCTATTTACCTAATATTCTTTAAAAAGAAAAACAATGGCTAGAATTAAAGATTACGACGAAGATTTATCTGCTCCCAAACTCCTAAGAGAAAGGGCAAGAGATAGCAAAGGTAGGTTCATTAAAAAGGACCTACCACCCTACCTAGGGGCTGAGCAAGTATTAAAACCTAAGAACTACTATCACTTCGATAGTCAGGGTAATTATAAGGGTAGCTCAATGAATTTTGATGCTATGGTATTACTTGGTTTTACTTGGTTTAAGTTACTGGGAGTAGCATTAATGATGTTATTATGGCCACTAGTATTTATATATGCCCTTAATGATGGGATAGAGAGATACCCATTTAAGAAGTATGCAATCCCCTATATATTTATCTTAGTAGTTTGGTTTATAGTATTCTTATATGGATTAGTATCATGAGCAATATAGATGAAAAAGCAAAGAATAACTTCACCATAGAGATGAGGATATTCGAAAATTATGAGAAAGTGAAGTATGAGATAATCAAGGTAATTGATTTCCTAAGACATGCAGAAACTAACCTAGGGATGTGTAGGATATTCGATAATCAGAATCATGAATTCTGGCATAGTGTAATTAAACCCTGGTTCCAACCTGAAAGGTTTGGTATTACCCATCTCTGGTTTCCTTCAGGGTTTAGTCACATAGGTTATGGAGAGTATCATATCATAAGAGGTAATCGAGGGTTGAAGACTCCCATAGATAGGATTAATAGAGAGGATTATATATTTGGGTATTGGTTTCCTACCTATAAGAAATATATCCCATATAGAATTAGGATTTTGAAATTGGCTTTAAAGGATTTGGAGAGGATTAAGGAAGAGTATGGTAAAGATTGATAGATTAAGGGATGATGCCAATAAGAGGATTCTTAAATGTCAGGAAGGTAAGAATATTTGGTATCGGTTGTGGATTAATCCTGAGGATATGATGAGAATAGAACCATTATTGGAGGGAGGGGATAGGATTTGGATGGAAGAACTTGAGATGTATTATACTTTCTTCTATGAGATAAGGAATGGTAGAAGGCTTATTGGGAAGAATAGGGTTAAAGAGATATTAGATACCCTTTTATAGGATGATGAATGCCAGGGATGTTAGGTCTCTGGCTTCTTTGTGTGTTGTGTCTTGGTATGCCCTTAACGTGTGTGTAGGAAGGTTTTTGTGTAGTATGCTCAAGGCTTTTCTAGGCAATGCCTTTAAGATAGGATCCTAAAAAGTTGTGGCAGTAAATGCGGGGTTTGTGTTCAGGGTACCTCTTAATACGAAAGCCTAAAAATACCAGGTACTAAAATGCGGGTACGGTAGCCCTTATTTAGAATAAGTCAAAAAAAAAGTAAGGGACAAACATCCTCTTACTTTTTAAAAATTTTATTTTCTTTCATTTTCTTGTTTATCCCACGCATAAGCAAGAAAACTTAATATAATAAAAATAAAAATCCAACATAAGATTTCTAAAACAAAATTCATAAATCATATTTTATGAGTAAGGAGTTAACTCCTTACTCTGATTAAACAATTTATTTTTTTACAATCTGTAAAGCCTTTTTCAAAATGTCTTTGTTTGTTTCTTTCATATTTTCAGAACAAACAGAAGAAAGTGAAAAATCATTTACTTTGTAAACTTGCTTATAAAAGTCTAAAAACGCTTTTTTTAGCTTCTCTAACCGTGTTTTATCTTTTTCTTGAACTAAGGATTCAGATAAAGAAAGAATTGTATTTCTAAATTTTTTTCGAGCTACTTTTTTTTCTTTGTCCGAAAGTTCTGAAAAAATTTCTTCTTTGTAAATATCTGATTTTTTGACCCCGAAAGAAGTTTTTAAAAGTCCCTCTGTTGATTTATTTAGATTAGCTAGAATATCTTTATAAAGAATATTGTTTGCTTTTGCTTGTGCTTTAGCTTTTTTAGCACTCACTTTGTTTACTTTTTCTTTTGAAGAATTTTCAACAACTACATTTACATTTTCAACTGAATTTAATTTTTTTTCTTCCATAATAAAAATGCTTGAACTTTTGAGTTTATTTTATTATAACCTTTTCGATAAAAATTCAAGTCTTATTATAAACTCGAAAAGGTTTTGTTTTATTTCTCTATGCAAATATAAGAACTATTTTTTAATCTACAAAATTTTTCAAAGATTTTTTTTGAAAAATTTCTCATTAAATTTTAGAACTCTTATCGTTTCCGACATTGCAAAGATAAGGACTTTATTTTAATCTACAAAATAATTCGAGAAAAATTTTAGTTAAAAATGAATTTTATTATTTTAAGAATAATTTTCAGAAAATATTTGCATATCTCAAAAATTTTATTATTTACACGTACATTATTTATTATCAAAATTTTTATCAAATTTCCACTCATTAACCCCGCGGGGTCCTAAATTGCCCGCACGTTGTCCGCTATATAATACCTGTATGATGACAGATTAAGGCCATCTATGGTTCCATTACTATATCCTTTTGGTAATCCTTCGTAACAAATCTACAAGGCCAGAGGATTCTAGGGAATTTTCGGAGGGCCTTTTAAGTGGCTATATAGTACCTGTATATTACATGCCTATACCTGAAGGCCATATATGGTCGATAGTTAGTGTACTTGGGTAAGCCTTATAGGCTCTATAGATAAGCCTAGTGGGTTCTTATATAAGGCTAGTAAGTATATGTGTAGTAAAGCTCTAGTACCTCTTAGGTAATTATATGAAGTCTATAGATGGCCCCCCTTAGGTATGTACATAGAAAAGCCCAGGTACCTTAGTTAGGCCTGGGCAATATTCTTATTCTTGGCAACCTATGGTACTATCTGAGTCTAGGATTATTATATGTTCTGATTCATATAGGGGTTCTTGGTTTGTGGGTTTATTCGTTTGGCAATGGGATATAATACCGGTATAGATATCGTATAAGAAAATATGTAGGCCTTGAGTTAGGTCTAGTTTGTTTATTTCTTCTTGTTCTCTTAGAGTCCAGGTGTCAATGGCATCATCCTTGAGAATCTTGGCTAGGTATTCGAAATTGGTTTCCATTGTGATATATGTATTATAGGGTTAATATTCGATAAAGGTAGGTATTAGTACTGACCAGTTAGAGTAATGATAATGAAAAGAGAGTAATCGTTGAAATGTACCTGGATGGTATCTCCGTTATCGTTAGCAATGTAATGCCCGTTACCGTTTAGTTCTTGAAGTTGGATAATGTTATTGTTAATGTAATCCTTAACGTATTGTTCAAAAGCATCGGATTCTTCGAAATAGGTTTGTTCATCGTTTGATGTAACAGGTTCTTTGAAGAATAAGTTAAAAGTACCTAAGTAAGATTCATCCGGGTTAGAGATTTCGGTTACTTGTTCATGTAAGTAGGTAAATTCTTGGAGGGTACCGTTAAAGTAGGTCATAATATTCTCTTTAATAGTTTGGATTGAATTTGATTGAATAGTAAACATAACTTTAAAATTTTAAATGATTAATACTTTATTTATCTACTGCAAATTTAAGAATAATAAATTAAATATGCAATATCCCAGATTGCCTTTCGAAGGCCCCTAATGTCCTAGAATTATCTAAAATAACCATAATATAAATACTTATGCAATTAACAACAATATTACTAGGATGGCAATTAAAATTGGCCCCTTGATTGCCTAGAAATTTATTAAATCCGAGGCCATTTATGGCATAAATTGTGTACCCAGTTTTATAAAATCCGAGCCTAAAATGGCCCCTCTAGGTACACAATTTTTATATAAATCCTAGCCTCTTGGCAATTAAAATCCGAGTCTAGGTACACAAAATCACAACCTAAATCCTAGATTACACAAACTAGCCAAACAGAACACTTTTCAATTACACGTGTGAAGCTAAAATACATACGTATCTAAATCCCACCAATATTAGTATATTATATATAGGCGTTACTAAAATAGCTACGTGTCAAAAAGGCTCATATACGTATCTCAAAAACTATTGCCAGAGTGTACTTTTTGCTTTTCTGTGATTTGAGGGGCCATGTATGGTGATTTTATTGCCTAAAATGGCCTTTGGGGCCTCAAGGATTTAGTACTTTAAATTTTGAGAGCTATAGTGTTTGGTATAGTAGATGGGCAGCCAAATGGGTATGTTCCTGACTTTTTCGAAAAACCCCCGTTGGTACACAGAAAAGAAGGGAAACCAAGATCCTAAGATATGTATATTAGTATTAGTTATATGTATTATTATATATTATAGGGGATTTGTATCTTAGTTAGTGATATGAGATTAGGTGTATATGAGGTTTATTGTGTACCTTGTTATTTGTATATTTCTTTGTTGGGAGTGGGGTAGGTGGGTTGTGTACCTAGTATCTGTATACTTGGTTTTTATTTTGTTTGGAAGGTAATTGATTATATACTTGGTTTGTGTACACAGAAATACCTAGAGTTTTCTGGGCTCTAGGTATTCTTTTTTATTTATCTTTTGTAGTGTTGGGAGAGGGATACTAGATCTTCTGGGTTCTGAAGTATATCCTGTAGGTATGGGTTTATCTCTTGGATGTTATACTGGGCTTGGAACCTAGAGATGGTACCCTTTAGTTCATCTATTAGAGTATCATAGAGGTTATTGTATATTATCTCTTTGATTTTGGTTTGGACTTCTTTGTTTTGTTCTAAGGGTATTTGTCGGATGGTTGAGACTTGGATTTCTATTGGTTTCTCTAGGTCTGGTACCGTTGGTAGGCTACCCATATAGTCTAGTCCAGAGATGAGTTCTAATATTTCTTCATTGGACATAGATAATATATAGTTGGGCTCTTTATATACTTTGCAGGTTAGTATTTGATTACCATTCTGACTAAGGGTGATTCTTGATGAAGGATTTGTTGTTTTCATTGTTTTAGTTATTTTTTAATTGTTCGAGTAGGTTTGATATCTCAAGTTGATGAAGGATTTCTGTTTCCTTGTGATTGGATTCCCATCTCTTGATGGCATTGTAATAACAGGTATATTGGGTTATCATCTCTTCCGCTTGGTCTTTGTCTTGAATAAAGGATTTTAGGTGTTTTTTGAGATCAATTACGATTATATCTTGGTGTTCTGGAGTTAATTGAAGGATTCCAAATAGGATAGCCTCTACCTGAGAAGGAGAATAATCATAGTATTGGTCATCAGCACCTTTGGTTAAATCCATGCGAATAAGATTTTCTCTCAAGTTTTCGAATAAGTCATACTCTGAAGCATAGGTAATAAT